ATCGACACTTTTAAATTCGTCAAGGTCACAGAGGTTGACGGCGTAAAGCAGTATGAATTTGAGATTGTTTTTGACGACGAGGTCATCACATGGAAGGGAATGTGGAGACACTAGCCCAACAATTCTTGGATGGATACAGAGCAAACACCGTGTGGAGGACCAATCTGAAGGATGAAGCATTGAGCTGGAAAAAGATTGATGCTGATAAGATCCGCATCTTTGCTGGCGCGCAGACTCCATTCGTTATTTTGACCCGAATGCTAACCATGCCACTGTTGAACATCATGTCGTGCTTTCCCAAGGAGTTTGAAAGTGCAGTAGGTATTGATGCCACAGGCAAGGAATGGCAATTTTTGTGGGACTACATCTCAGAGTACGGCGAGGATCGCATGGGCGATGGCGACTTTTCGGAGTTTGACATGCATACTGATTCTAAATTCACAAGTAAGGCTTTCGAGCTCATTCGGTGGATTTTCGAAGAATGTGATTGGCCTGAGGATCTTCTGAGTATTTGGGATGGAATAGCGACCGAATGCATTTTCCCATGGTATGAAAACGATGGCTTGTTATATCAAGTCTTGCGTTCCAATCCATCGGGGCATCCACTAACAGTCATCATCAACGGCTTTGTGAACTCGTTGTATTTGCGGTATGCGTATTATGCGATGCATGATTGCGACACTGTCGGAGAGATTCCCCTGTTTCATGAAAGAGTGAACCTAGCTACTTTTGGAGATGACAATACTTTCAATGTCCACCCAGAAGAAGATTTGTTTGGAATGAACACTATTGGTCAAGAGTTATCCAAGATCGGAGTGGCTTATACAGATTCCACAAAGCAGGTCACTGAGAAGCGATTTAAAGGTGACATCACGTTCTTGAAGAGAGGCTTCCGGTATCATGAGGTGTTGGGTGCTCGCGTCGGCAATTTGGACTTGAAATCCATCTGGAAATCACTGGCGTTGACTCGAAAACCCAAGAAGGGCCAGAAGGAAACCACCGCCAATATCATGGGTGCTTGTTTGCACGCAGCTTGTATTGAGCTGTATTACCATGGTGAGGAGGTCTACGACCATTATGTGCCTATTCTCATTGATATTGCTGACGTGAAGGATGAATTGGGTGATCGCGTGGCAGATTATTTCCAGGTTCCCACCAAGGAGGAGATTGTTGAAAAGTTCAACCAGACCACCTGTAAATATGTCGAGGCTGCTCGAATCGTATATGAGCAAGCCGGATGGTACAATCCTATCAGGGGTACTGAGCCAGAATTGAAC